AATAAAAAAATAAAGATGGTAAAAATAGGTGCTGATATGACATATAGTATGAATGAGAGAAAATATGTAGCTATCAATTACTAATTTAAATTTATAATATTATGACACTGACTATTATTTCTTTGGTTTTGCTTACCGCATACATAATGTATGTAGTAAAAATATGTGGAATACCTTACTCTGTCTCCGACACTTACTATCAGTTGGAGAAGCGTAATTATCCTAAATGGCTGTTTCAGTTTGCCATGATTGTTCCGGCGATGTTATTGCTTCCGGCATGGTTGGACTGCTCACCCGAACAGATTCAATTCCTCACTTTCCTATCATGTGGAGGTTTGATGTTTGTAGGGGCAGCTCCCTGTTTCAGATTGGAATTAGATGGCAAGATACATTATACCGCTACTGTCGTATGTGGATTATCTGCCATGCTATGGACTTGCATTGTAGGATTTTGGTATATCCCGCTTTTTTGTTTCATCGTGGCCGGATATATGATATATAGATTTGATAAGCCGGTGTTTTGGATTGAGATAGCTGCATTTGTAAGCACTTATATATCCATATTGGCAGAATGTTTATAATGTAAAACAAATAATTATGGCAGGAAAAACAATTAACGAGCTTGACGCACGGACAATGCCGAACGGTAAGGAGAACATACCCTTCCAGGAAGGGAATACAAACGGAAGATTATCTACCGATACGTTGAAAAGATACGTGGCACCTGATTTAACACCTTACCAGAAAACCGTAGACGCTGATAAGAAGTATCTGTCTGCCGAAGCTATTGACGATGTGACATCAATATTATAGTTTTATGAGAATCAATTATCAGTCCGATTTTAAAATCATAGAGAAAAACCTGAATGGAGACCTGAAAACTCCTTACCGGTTTACTTATCAGACAGTATTGTCGAAACCCGTTGTAGCCTCTTTCGACGGACACGACTACAAGAACTGTCGCAGGCTGGATGATGGCAGCCTGCTGGTTATTTTTGATAATCATGGCATGCGTCCGGGCAACCTGACGGTCAGACGCGAGTATTACCTTACTGATGCTGATTTTGCTGATGGTATCTGTAACCTTGTATCCATGGAGTTTACAGGCATCGTTCTTGTCAATGGCAAGTCTGACGACAGTACAGGTACAATTGACGTTTATCCCAACTATCAGAAGGGCGATAAGGGAGACCCAATGACATGGGAATCCATGACAGAGGAGCAGCGTACCGAATTAAAGGACTCTGTGGTAAAGGATGTGCAGAATGAGATGCTTTCTTCCTCTCCTATTTCCGATAAGGAATACGAAGATGTATTGAGTGGTTCCCTTTAATCGGGAACCGATAAAGAATAAATTTACGAATTAAAATAAGAATTATATGGCTAAAATTCATAAACTTACCAAAGGCGGGCAGACCATTTACCCTGCTACAACCACTGATGCGGTGGTACATCCGACTACGCGTAAAAACCTTACGGAAGAGCTAGCCGAATTGAATGGGAATATTGGTAATTTAGTAATTTCTAAATATTCTAACGGCGATTTTAACGGTGCAGGAGAGCTTGTACCCGAAGATCCGAATTGGGTAGCATCGGATTGGATTAGGTGCAGCGGCTCATTTTATCTTATGGTAGATAGGGATGACATAGAAATAAAAGTCAATTTGTTTAAAGGAGATGGAACAACAAGGGAAAATATAGATAACTATACCCCGGGAACTATATTGGAAAATAAGAGTAATGCTATAAGAGTTGCTATAAAATATAAAAATGGTTCTCTTTTGGATGATATTTTAAAAGAAACAAAATTAAGTCTTGTCTGCGGTCTGAATAAACGAATTATAGCACTTGAACAGGAAATACCTACAATACAGAAGAATTCTGCAAACTTGAATTATAGTAATACTATAATGAGCTCAAGTAATCCCAAGGGTATACTATATCAAGATGAGAGATATGTTTTGTATGGGAATCGGTCGTTTAAAATTAGCGTGTCTAACATACTTCCGAATAACGTATATAGAATCACTTTTTCTTCCCCTCAAGGTTTTTTTAAGAAAATCATAGCTACAGTAATTCAAGATGGCGGTAGTCCTGTTGTTTATAGCCAAACTATGCCAACTGAATTCGGTAAAATATATAATATATTGTACGAATCTAAATCAATGAGTCCTCTTTCCATTAATATTGATACATTTTTACCTGAAGGAGAAGAATATAATTCTAATTTGTCATTAAAAGTATATGAAGAGTACAATGCGTACAGAACAAACACGTCAGAACTGCTTAATACCGTCAGAGTTCTGTCTTCATGTGATTTTAATGAAAATATAGTTATGAAGATTGATGAGGATAAAGTGTATTCATATAGCAGTTTTAGATTTGTAGGAGGTCGAATTTATGAATTAAGTATTAAATCCGATATTAATCTGGTTTATGGTACTGTTGGGATAACAGACGACGAAGGAGCTAATATTGAGCAAGTATATTCGGAAGATACAACGACATGGGTTTTAAAAAAAATAAAGCCATCTTCCACATTTAACAGCTCTGTATATATATGGTCTAAAAATCATTTGTCTCAGAATAATGACACATCAATTATACTAAAAATATCAGACGTAACAGAGCAGGAGATGTTGAAACAAAACGCTTCTGAGATTGAAAAAATAAAAACGCAGAAGTCCTTAAAAATAGGATATAAATGCGATATAATAGTAGCAGCAAGTGACTCGTCCGAAAGGGACAAGGCGTTGGCTGATCTAGTATGTACAGGGATTAATGATGAACGACAGATTCAAACACTGATTGATGGTATATCTAGAGAACGCACCACTCCGATAGCCTTCACAGAAGATGGCGATTTTAACGGTGCAGGAGAGCTTGTACCTGGAGATCCGAATTGGGTAGCTTCCGAATGGCTTCCGTGTCATGGATGGTTCTTCATTGAGTACAATTCGGATAAATATATTATGAAGTTGAACATTACTCCTAAGGGTGGTAGTAAAATTAATATTGATGACTATAAGAACGGGGTCATTACGTGGAATAGTGCAGAGACCGTGAGAGTAGGACTTAGTTATCGCGACGGCTCACCAAGGGATGAAGCATTGAAAGCAGTTGCTTATAAAATAGTGTTAGACGCAGTACAGAACAGAAGTTTAAATGTACTGTTTATGAACGGTAACTATTCTATTGACTCGTATCATAAGGGCATAGATGGCAAGTTGTATTGCATTTGCTTGTGCGGCAGAAACAAATCGGTAGACTACCTTAGACTAACAGCAGCACATTCCGAGAATATAGAATGCGATAACTACGGGAAGTCATATAATGGCGTGAGGTTTAATATATCGGACAAACTGTCCAACAGTATTACGGACTTGAATACGGAGATATCCATATTTGGTGCGTTGCACGTAAACGAGGGTATGAATTTTTCAAAGTGGATGCCCGAAATACAGATGGAGAACATCTATATATCTGTACCTAATCAGCGTAAGCCGTTTTTAGGAATAAATCTAGCCAACTGTTTTACTTCGATCATCACGGATTGCACCTTGGAAGTAAGAGACCATAGACTATTCAGTCAGGAATTTGACGCTGAATTTAATAAAAAACTTGTGGGGGTGCGATTCGCTGATACCTCTAATTTTGGAACTAGAAACAGAATAACCGGTATGATAGTTAATCATTTTTACGAAGGATTTCAAACGCGAGGGGATCATTATCTGGTATGTGATTGCCGTGCCTGGGGGTGTTGGTATGGTATTACATTTGGAAACGTTAAAAATGAGAATCCTGACTCAGATGATGATTATAAATATAGCGGAGAGCATACCAATACATTTATTAACTTAACTTTGGAAAAATGTAGATATTTGGGATTGTTTACATACAATGGAAAGGAATCTGAGGAACAATATCCGTATGCGATTAATAACATTAATATAATTTCTCTGCAAACGGAAACTTATTTTACGTCAGGTCCTTATAAAGGCGAAAATTCTTATCCTTTCAAGGAAATTTCTGTAGGCGCATGGGGAGGGGAGATAAATTCCGATATATCATACTATGTTTTTGAAAAAGGATATGGTAAAAGATTTAAATGCATTTCTTCTAAGCTAAAGAAATGGGGAGATACAAGCGAAAGACCATCACCTATAAACCCAATGCAAGAGTATTATGATACTTCGTTAAATAAAATGATATTTTCTGATGGGGAAAATTGGAGAGACTATAATGGGAATATAGTTTAATTTGTTGCGATACTTAAAAACTCCCTGCATGCCTTCGCAGGCAGCAGGGAAAAAACTTATGCAAACCTCGCCAGGTCTGTTGGGTTATGAAAAACACATGCAAATATAGTATTAATCTTAAAAACAGACAAAATGAAAGATGTAATTTACAACTTTATCCAACAACACATGATGACACACATCGTGCTGATTGCCTTATGTATCGCTGTCACTATTGGGGCTATGTTTATAGACCTGTTGACAGGAGTTATGAAAGCCAAACAGCGCGGCGAGGCAAGGACATCGACAGGTTACAAAAAAACGGCTGTCAAGGCAAAGAAGTACTTCACACCGTTCTTGGAGTTGTGCTTTATCGACTTACTATGCTGTGTCGTTATCCCTTTCCCTATCTTCTCTATGATTTGGACAGTCTATTGTATATTCTGCGAATTTATATCGGTAAGGGAAAAATCGTGGGAAAAGGCGGAATTGCGCAAAGCAGAAAAGACAATGAGTGTGATAATTGAAAACAAGGAAGATATCGCAAAATTGGCTGCACAGATATTGTTTGAATCAAAGAAGGAGGAAAAGAAGGAATAAAAAAGCCGGTATCGCTATACCGGCATAGTTATCGTCATATCTTTATGAAAAGCAGTATAATTAAATACTGTCGCAAATATACATAAATTATTTAATATAAAAATATATAATATG